ATGGTGAACATCATTTTATGGTTGCTACGCACAGGCGCTCAATGGCGTAATTTACCTGAGAAATGGCCTATCTGGCAGGCCGTTTATTATTATTTTGAGCGATGGAAGCAGGATGGCACCCTCGAGCGAATCAATGTAGCGCTGAATCAATTGGATCGAAAGCGAATCAAAAAAGAAGCGTATCCCTCTGTACTATGTATTGATTCACAAAGTGTTAAGCTAAACCCTATGATCAACGAATACCGAGGTACCGATGCCAACAAACGCATCAATGGACGCAAGCGACAACTGGTTGTCGATACCCAAGGTCGACTCTGGGTAGCAGCGGTTCACGCTGCCAATCAAGCCGATGGTCCTGCTGCTATTTCGCTGATTGGGGATATACTTTGGCGAGCGGGAGAACGCTTAGAAAAAGTGTATGGCGACCAGTCGTATAATGGCGTTTTTGCCCAATCATTGGCCCAATGGAGCATTGATTTTGAAAAGGCCTCGCGGCCTAAGTCGGTCCAAGGTTTTGTGCCGGTTGCCAAACGTTGGGTCGTTGAACGCAGTATTGCTTGGACGAATTACTTCCGTCGCATCGTCAAAGATTATGAGTATACGTTATTATCTTCGGTCAACTGGCTGTATTTGGCTAACATCCAACTAATGCTTCAGCGAATCGAACCTGATCACAAAAGATAATTCCCCAACACGTTCTAATGATACGTATTATTCAATATCAATCACTTGATTTAACGGTACTTAAATGGATATATACTTATATAAGTAGTCAAGAATTACTTATCTCAAAATACCCTCTTTTTAAGAGATACTTAACTCATCATCCCCTACCCACGTAGCTTCATTCCGTATCTCTCCCCCTTTCTAATGCCGGTTTCAACTAGCAGTATATAGAAAAGGCCCGACAGCAATCTGTATGTTGTCGGGCCTTTTCACTGCGTCCACACTTACGCATAGATAGATTCATCTATCCAGCTAACATAACGAGTATTATTAACTACTTTGGGCATCTGCACAGGCATTGGGCTAAAACACCTTTGTCTTGATTGTTTTTATAGCATCTATATCCCGTTCCCACTACTACCGGAGCACTATTTCCATATTCACCGCTTTGGCCTTGGCAGGTTGTCCCAAAGCTATCCACAGTAGAAGTACACCCAATATTAGCACAGGATGTTTGGCAAGGTTGAGTACTATAGGTATTGCCTATCGCTTGAACGGCGGTTGTGTAATGATTAACAGGCGTATCTGTTGGGGTTAACAGTATCCAACTTGAACCATTATATCCCTCGAAATTAGTCCCATTCCAGCGTATTGTCCCAGCTACAGCAATGGAAGCATTACCTACCAATAAATTAGTGACCTTCACTGATCCAGGATTGGTATTAGCAATATCATTACCCGTCAATTGCCAATTTTGAGTTGCCGCATTTGCATCAAGAGTGAGAATGACATTACCGGAAGCATCTACTGACAACTGTTTACCGTTGGAGGTCGCAGCAGGTGAGGTACTTTTAAGATTGGTAAAGCTCAGGCCACTTGTATTCGCCAGTGGACTTTTGATGGCTGTAGGTGTTAGCGTAATTGTTTGGGCAGCAGAAGAAATGAAGGAAATAGCCCAGAAAGCGGATATAAGTAGAAACTGACGCATAAGGAGTTAAGGTTATTGGTGTGACTTAAATCTAGTTAAGTAGCTAGAATTCTACAAGTAGCAATATTTGATCTAGCTACATATTTTAAGTTCGTCTGTATAAAACTATCATTCTCTAAAAAAAGGGGGTTTTTCCCGTAGGAAGTAAGGGGAGAAGAGGAGTAATTGTGGGCTTGGAAAAGCTTTATCGGCTAACCTATTTCTCCTTGATTGTCAGGTTAATATAGTTTAGTGGGTTTGCGTACAAAAATTAGTTGGGTGCTAGACCATAAATTGCTTCAACTTCCAGTTTTCGGGCGACAGGGTGAACGCCCCACAAGGTATGTTTAAGCTTCCATTTCCAGCTTTCGGTTGATATAGCGAACGCCCCTAATGCAGTCAAATTAAATTCTATTTATTCAAAAAAATCAACTACATGAACGTAGATTTAACGAATACATTCAAGGATGCAAGACAACATCTAACTATGTGGAAAGCAAGGTATTCACCAGCAGAATACCCACAAAAAGTTGTTATGAATATTTTCTATCGGAAATATACGATAGACAAAATGTGGTCACGGGTCATTAATCAAACGCACCCTACATGGCAAATTGCTTACCAAAACAATAAACTCAAATATGCGGAAGTTGCTCAGCATGAAATAGTACCAGTACTGGAAGCTTTGATTAAATCAGACAAAAAAGTATCTACAAGCAGATACTCTGATTTCGCTCAATATGTCAAATCGGCCTCTCAAGGAGACGAGAACGCAATTAAAGCTGTTGAGTTCACGTACTTTCTGCATCGAATTTTTGACGAACTCACTACTGTATGGATTTCAATGGTCAGCAGTGGAGACACTAAAATAAATGCAATCGCGAAGATGACTGGTGCGATTCTCGCTCCTGAAACTCCCATCACAGGTTACGCTGATATTGAAAGTATTTTTGACCAATTAGGGGCTGAGAAATATTTGTACTCACTGTTCATGAAAGAGATGAACAACCAAATATAAATAATGCTTTTCGCTCCGCGTGGGCGGGCTTCCGGCGACAGGACTCTCGTCCCGTCGTCGGGAATTCAGCCCAACCAAACGGGTGTGTAAAGGTTCAGGTACGGTTGTTCAGTTGAGTTACGCACCCACCATCAACACCCGTTGGCGTTGGGTGGAACGTCCAAAATGGGTTCGTGTGCCAGCGTCTATACGACAGGCGGCACGTCCCAAAACTGAGCGGTTTTTACTCACAAGGAGGTTCCCGTTGACTTGTCAACCGCCCCATAATTCGGGTTTTGACAGGTTAGGCAGGTTGCGTGTGACACGAGAAACGCTCCGGTTGAGCAAGTTTAGATTTTTAGGGTGACATCTTAGAGATGGGGTAAACGCCCCAACAGTCCGGCTTGAAAACTATAGCATACACAACGCGAAATGCGTATTTTGTATTGAAAGTGCGGCATTCGGCGAGTAACAGGCTATTAAAACAAGATACTCTACTAAATGAAAATTCATCAGGACAATTTTTCTTATTCGATTCTACTTTCTATTGATCGTGGAAAATCTAAAGGTTCAGGCTTTCGTTTAAAATATAAAGGCTTCAATTTTTTGATTTCAGCTAAGCATGTTTTCTATAATGAAGATGACAAGCTTTATGGTGATACTCTGATTGCTACTTGTCCATCTTCACCTTTAGGAAATGGCACCATCACATTTGAAATTGATTTAACAGCAGCTAAAATATTCAAATCCGCAAATTCGGACGTTTGCATAATCTTGTTGGGTAAAAATCAGCATCTTTCTGAGCCAGCCGGACATTTAAAGCTTGAAACTGGTAACTATAAGCGTCCAGCAACTCTTGAACTTGAACCGTCAGTAAGCGTATTGGAACAATCAGCCAAACACATAACGTCGTTGGACATTGAAGCAACACGGAACCTTGCTGAAATAGGGATTGCAAATGAAGTTTATCTAATGGGGTATCCAACGTCACTTGGGCTGACACATAGTAAGTATTTTGATATCACTAGGCCATTGATAAGGAAAGGAATCATATCGGGAGTGAACATGAAAGAGGGAACTTTTATTATCGATTGCCCTTCTTATCAAGGAAATTCCGGGGGACCAATTATTGAACAAGGCGAAGATGGGTATTTTAGAGTCATTGGATTAGTTTCTCAGTATATTCCCTATGAAACGATATGGTACAATAATAGAGAACGTATAAAAAATGTTGAAATCGCAAATTCTGGTTTCTCGGTTTGTGTTCCGTTTGACAAAATAACTGAGCTAATTGAGCAGCACATTAACAGCCTATAATATTACATTGGCAATATGAAGGAGTATTCAAAACTATTTGATTACCAACTCGAACGACAGAAAAAAAATGTAGTCTCACTCTGTACGATTGAGTTTCTAGAGACAGGCCGCATGTCCCGAAGGAGATCGTTCAGCCCAACGAAAATGAGGGTGTAAAGGTTGAATCAGTGCTGATAAATGAGTACCTCGCTCAACATAAGCCCTCTAAGGCATTGGTGAAAAGCACAAATATAAAACGGCCATTCTTGCCCCCTTCCTCCTCACTTATCTCCTATTAATAATCCCTCAAATCGTAGACTAGGCTTTAATTCCAAACCTCTTTCCTACCTCCGATTCAACCGCATTCTCCCAGCATTGAGGCCAGCCTATAACTTAAGGATTTACCTGTAAGCCTTACTAGCTATAATGTAAGCTCTAAAGGGGTTGTATTAATTTGCCATATTGATTGTTATACTAATTATTAGTAAGCTAATTAAATTACAAGTTCTTTCTATCTTTGATGCTTATAATGTAAGCACTCAACGCCCGCCGGAATGGAATGGAAAGTGGAATATGGTTTAATACTTTTTTTAGCATTTGCGGGCGTAACCTACCGATTAACACAAGGTAAGATGGATTCAATGGGAACAATCATGCAGCGCGTCTACGCTCAGTTCTACGCCTTTCTGTTCACGGTCGTACTGTACATTGGACTCCTGTTAATGATCTGGGGTTGGCACATTGTCATTGTCTGTATTGCCACGCTTCTACTGGCTCCCGTCTCGGAGCGGTTCATCTGGCTGTGGATGCAAAGCCAGAATTCGTCCAAAAGTGTCTGGCAGTACATTAAGCGATTTCGCAAAACATGGGACGCCATGGAACAGGAAAACTCAACGAATAATGAAAATCCAACAGACCAATGAATCAGACACCCATGTACATCGTCTTTACCTGCATCTCAGGCCTTGCCCAGTACGGGGCATTACTTCTTAACGTAGACAGCAAATCGAAAGTCTGGAAACGGGGCATCTACGTCGGCATGATCGGAAGTGCCTACAGCGCTGGCGCGTTTGGTATACCCCGCTTTGAGCTCTATCCATGCCTGGTATTTATGATCGCCATCGCCGTCATGCTTTCCTGCGTAGTCGGCTCCTACTACACGGCGCCCATTCCGGAAAGTTTTACCCCCCTCCAACGTGAAGAGCGAATTGAAGTCAAGCATAGCGCCCTTCGCCAATTAGGGATTGGTTTGATTCTGTCCATTCTGGTCGCCACCTGCGTGGGTTATACCCAAAGTCAGTCAGACGGCAATCGGGTACAGATTGGCTTTGCGGGTGTGGTGTACCGTCTCGCGGATGAGGTAAAATCCCTGCATGGGGTAGTGAGTGATTTGGTGGTTGATGTTAGACAGCTGAAGGCAGAGAATCGGCATCGGGCTAAAGCGGATTCAATTGCCCAGATGCGGTCACTGCGCAATCAGGAGAAAATGCTGAAGCAGAATCGGTAGGACTAAACCAAAAAGGTCATCTGCATACGCAAATGACCTTTCAACAACCACCGTTTGTTCACTTTTAATTTCTTTAAAGATAACAAAAAAAGGCCACTAGCAACCGAAATCGCGCATGGCCTTACCTCTAGTTCCCATTTTGAGGATATGCAAAACTAGTCTATTTCTATGACCCCTCCAGTTATTAGAACCCCATACGCCTATCAGCTAATGAATCTGGGCTGGGCAGTTGATCAATCCATTCCAGGCTATGGCATGATCGACGTACTCAGGCGATTCCAGGCGGCTAGTCTGGATCGAAACGGCAATCCGCTGGAAGTTGACGGCGTGTTCGGCCAAATCACCTTCGATGCCCTGTTTAAAGAATACCCGTTACCGGGCGCTACGCTCACATCCCGAGTACTGGCCATCGCCAAAAGTCAGATTGGCATTTCAGAGGTGCCACATGGTTCGAATCGTGGACCACAGGTCGATTTATATTTAAAAACATGTGGCTTATCACCCGGCTATCCATGGTGCAGTGCTTGGGTATACTGGTGCTTTCAACAAGCATCTAGACAGTTAGGTATCAAAAACCCCTGTCCGAAAAGTGCGGGTGTTCTCAATATGTGGGCATTAGCAGGGTATAAAGAATCAGGTTTAAAAAGGCTCACCTCCCTACAGGTGGAAGATGAGCCGGAATTGGTCAAACCCGGTATGCAATTCTTAATGAAGTTTTCCGCTACGGCTGGCCACACTGGACTAGTCGAGAGTGTTGGGAAAGGTGGTTTACTCACCACCATTGAGGGCAATACAGCTCAAAATACTGGGACACGTGAAGGGAATGCGGTTTGCAGACTTACCAGACGACGGATCGATTCGATTAATCTTGGATTTATTTCTTATCAGTAACCTCAACTTCCCATGAATCCAAAATCAACTTGGTCCAAAAAGGACAGGGCATTAGGTGAAGTGCTTATCCGACATGAGCTTAATAAATTAAGTTATGTGGCCATGGTATTGCTTCGCTGGACTGGACTAAGTGGCTGGTTTATCATTAATCGAATCAATCGCAACACCAAAATAGCCGTGGAATACAAAAAGCTGGCTGAAAAATTCGACAAAGACTATGCTGGAGCAGAAGTGAAAGTACCAGCGGCCTATGAGCGCATCTTGAATAAGTATTATGTCTCTAAAAACTAAGCTCGACCATGAACAACTATCAATTAGGCGATAAAGTACGCTGGGTTGTACATCAGGGCAATCGGGTTGTCTTTGAAGATGTCATTTTCACGATAGTAGGCATTCAGGATGATTCAGTCAAGTTACGCGGCAACATAACTGGAACGGGCGATGTCACTCCAATTCATTTTATCCCCATTGAAGAGATTGTTCCTGCCGAATCAGCCAAACGCTTTGACTTTCGCGATGTACATCGGCTAATTGATTTAGCAGGAACGATAAAACTGTTTATGGTAACCAGTCAAACCATCACCCCGGGAATGATTGATGAATATACAGAACTGGCTACTCGGTTGAAGATTGAGCAACCCATACAGTTCAAATAGGCTAGCAAGCTCAAAAAGGTAACGAAAAGTAACGAAAAGTAACGGTCATGAAAGACCTGAAGCAACGGTTTGTTGAAGAATACTGCATTGTCTGGAAAGGCGCACCTGCGGCTATTCGGGCTGGCTATGCCAAAAGCAGGGCGAAGCAAACCGCGCGCGATTTGTTGCAGGATCCTGAAATCCAAGCCGCCATCAAAGAATATCATTCTAAACATGGCATGTCAGTTGAAGAGGCCATTAAACGTAACACGGATATTGGTCGAACCCGTCTAAATGATTACATGAAGGTGGAGGAGGTATGGGAATCGACCTTTGAACGAAAGCCACTAGCTGACCTGATCGCAGAATTGAACCTGCAAATTAAAATTGACGATGAATTTTCGGATAGAGCTGGGCTAACAGAACAGGAACAGGGTAAAATATTCGAACTTAATAAAGCCCGTGAGCGGGAAATCTTGCGCTATGAGATTGAACTGAAACTTAATCCCAAAGCCTACCGTGTTGTCAAATCCGAGCCACGACCCGTCGAAAAACCAACAGTTGATCTTATAAAATTAGCGAAAGCTGATGAAGAGGGGGCTATTAAAAAGATATCATGGAATGAACGTGGGCTGCCATCCGTAGAAATGTATCCTGCTGATGCTGCCATTAAAACTGCACTACAGATTCACGGTAAGCTGGTAGAGAAACATGATCATTCCTCTAGTGATGGGAGTATGACCCCTAAAAGCATTGCCATTGATCCGGCAAAGCTTACCCCTGAGCAATTATCAAACCTTGTTGATGTGATTCGCAATGTCGAGCAGTCCTAATAATATAATTATCGCCAACGCGGATGAAATCGAACGGTTCGCCTGTCAGCACTCGTTTTTCGAGTTCGTCAAATCCTTCTGGTCGGTAGTCATCAAAGAAAAACCAGTCTATAACTGGCACATTCCTTATCTGTGTGGTGAGTTGCAGGCGCTCAGCAAATCCATTGTCGCCAGAGAAACCAAGCCCTATGACCTCATCATCAACATCCCACCCGGAACCACCAAAAGCACGATAGTTACGATCATGTTTCCGGCGTGGCTCTGGACACAGGATGCCTCGATTCGAATCATTTCCAATTCGTATTCGATGGATTTGTCCATTGAACACGCCGTCAAAAGTCGGGATATTATTCTGTCCGACAAGTTCAAACGGTTATTCCCTGAAATCGTTGTTCGAAAAGATAAAGGCGCCAAGTCGATGTACGAAACGACAAAGACCGGTGCGCGCTACACAACCTCAACAGGTGGCACGATTACGGGTAAACACGCCCACGTCATCATTAACGATGATCCGCTGAATCCATCCCAGGCCGCCAGTGATGCGGATCGGAAGTCAGCCAATGAGCATACCAAAACCCTCGCTTCACGGAAAGTCAACAAGGAGAATACGCCAACTATCCTGATCATGCAGCGGCTTCATGAAGAAGATCCGACGGGCTATATTCTCAAGAAAAAAGGCGATTCGATACGTCATATCTGTCTGCCTGCAGAAGCCTCTGATGACATCAAGCCGTCTGAACTTCGCCAGTATTACGTAAATGGCTTACTGGACGCCAATCGGCTCAATCAAAAGGTTTTGCAGGAAGCACAGGTGGACTTGGGCAGTCGGGCCTACGCGGGTCAATTCGGCCAATCCCCCTTTGTGGATGGGGGTAATATTATCAAAAAGGAATGGTTTCGCTTCGTTGACCGGGAGACGTTTGCCCGGATGCGAAAAAACGAACCCATTGTCTTTTTTGGCGATACAGCGTTTACCGAAAAATCAGGCGAGAATGACCCGACAGGTCTGATGGCGACCTGCAAGATTGGGCAGGATATGTTCATCACCAGTGCGGTGAAGGTGTATAAGGAATTTCCTGACCTGATCGAATTTGTCAAGACCTGGACAAAAGCCAATGGCTACACCTCGGCCAGTACCATCCGCATTGAACCCAAAGCCAACGGATTATCCGTAGTTCAACAGATGCGACGCATAACAGGCCTCAACATTACCAATACACCGAGTCCGAAAGATGATAAGACGACGCGCTTAACGACGGCTTCGCCCAAGGTTGAGTGTGGCCGGGTGATACTCGTAAGTGATCTATGGAACGAGGAGGTCATTGAGGAGGTGACGGGCTTCCCGGCCAAATCCCATGATGAGTATGTTGACCTGATTGCCTACGCCATTGATTACCATTTGAATGCCGGAACCCAAAATAATTCATCCTACGCTGGTTACTTCCAATGAAATACGCCCAAATTACCCAGACCGACCAAATCGAGGAGTCCATCAAAATCCTGTCGGCCACAGTACCAGACTGCAAGGTGGAGGATTACCGCAATCAGTATGAGATTACCGATAAACGGGAAATCATGGACGTAACCAAACGTCCCAATAAAACCATCAAGGTGGACGAAACAACTACCCGACTGGAGTATGTCAACCGGCTGGCCTTACCCCTACAGAAACGGATTGTCAACTCCACGGTCTCGTTCACGTTTGGCAATCCAGTGGAACTGGTCTGTGAAGCCGATGAGGAAACCACCGAAGGGCAAATCCTGACGGCCGTCAAGCGGATGCTCTCCGATAATAAGATTGATAGTTTCAACCGGGGCATTGCTCGGGATTTAGCCCGGTGCACCGAAGTGGCCGAATGCTGGTTTCCGGTACCTACTGAGGAAAGTCATGATCATTATGGCTTTACCACTTCGTTTAAAATTCGGGTGCAGCAGTTTTCGCCCTGGAATGGCGATATGCTCTACCCATTTTTCGATAAAACCGGCGATATGATTGCCTTTAGCCGGGCTTTTGCCCAAAAAGAGGACGGCAAGGATGTGAGGTACTTTGAGGTCTACACCGACGAAGAGAAAGTCATCTGGAAGAATGCCGGGCAGGGTTGGGAGGAAGAATCTAAAGAGCCCAATGTACTCAAAAAGATTCCGGTGGTGTATGCCAAACAGGATCGGGTCGAATGGCATGACGTGGAAACGATGATCAATAGACTCGAAAAGGTACTGTCCAATTTTGGCGATACCAATGATTATTTCGGTTCGCCGATTCTGGGCATCTGGGGCAAAATCATGGGCCTCTCGGCGAAGGGTACCCAGGGCAAAGTGATGGAGTTTGAAGGCGATGCCAAGGCCGAATACATCAGCTGGGACCAGGCGCCCGAGTCGGTCAAGTTCGAGGTAGAAAATCTATTTCGGTTGATATATGGGCTATCGCAAACACCCGACCTTTCCTTTGATTCCGTGAAAGGGCTGGACATTTCGGGCATCGCCATGCGGTTTTTATTCATGGATGCTCACCTGAAGGTTCAGGACAAGCGGGAAATATTGGATGCGTACCTGCAACGGCGCATCAACATCTTAAAAGCGTTTGTGGGCGTACTGAATACGACCTGGCGGAAACAATCCCTGAAGCTGGAAATTGCGCCGAAAATCGTTCCGTTTATCATCACCAACGAGAAGGATATTATTGATCTATTAAGCGAAGCCACGGGCGGCAAACCGGTCATTTCGCAGAAAACAGCGGTCGGTATGACGGGCCTTGTGGATGACGTGGAAGAGGAATATAAGCAAATTCAGCAGGAGCAAGAGCAGGCCAATAAACTTGATGTATTTAACCCAGTCGCCTAAATGAGTAATCGTAAATTCTCCATCACCGACTGGAACAAGCGCCACTTTAATCAGGTGGAGCAGTATGCCCACCGCCTGGAAGTCATCTACCAAAGTGCCGTTCGGGATGCCGCCCTAATAGCCGCAGACCTTGCCCTGAAACCTCGAAAGGTATTCGAGTTTGACGATTACCCCCAGGTAAAAGAGCAGGTCAAAGCCCTCTTGCAAAAGCTGGCGGCTCAAATCATTGTCACCATCTACTCAGGCCAGAAAGCGCAATGGGAGTTTGCCAACGCAAAGAACGATGCGTTTGTGGGGTATGTACTGGGTAAAACGTCGTTATCGCGTGCCGCCGTGAAACGGTACAATGCTCGTAATTTAGAGGCATTGGCTGCGTTTCAAACCCGAAAAGTGGCAGGTCTAACGATTTCAGATCGGGTTTTCAACTACACCTCTCAATTCAAACGGGAGATTGAATTTGCGCTGGATGTGGGACTCGGCGAAGGTCGCTCGACCAATCAGCTGAGTCAGGATTTGCGCGGCTATTTACAAGAACCTGATAAGCTGTTTCACCGGGTGAGGAACAAACGGGGCAATCTGGTTTTATCCAAACCGGGGAGCCTCTATCATCCTGGTCAAGGCGTGTACCGCAGTAGTTATAAAAACGCCCAACGATTGGCCAGAACCGAGATTAATTCCGCCTATCGGGAATCGGATCGACTCCGCTGGAATGCACTTGATTTCGTGGTTGGGATTGAAGTGAAACGGAGCAACAACCCCTACCCTTGTGATGTATGTGATAGCCTGAAGGGGATTTACCCCAAAACGTACGTCTTCCGGGGGAACCATAGTAATTGCCGATGTTATGCTGTTTCCATCCTCGCTACACCAGCTGAGCTCAGCAAGTTGAATCAGATGCTATTTCGTGACGAGGAGCCGTCGAACTTTACCAGTGTGAACGAGGTGACTGACATCAATCCAGGTTATCTGGAGTGGGTGGAGAAAAACAAAGAGAAGCTACTCAAGGCTAAGTCGTTGCCTTCGTTTGTCGGAGACAATTTGGGAAAGATTCCTCAACTGGACTTCCTAAAGCGGTAGCTTATTGCTTTAAAGGCACCCCCAATAAGATCTGATGCGAACAGGCGCCTACATTATAATCAATACCCAGAATGGCAATGGCCCGACTGCGTAACGTAGACAGCTGATCGATACCTTCATAGGTTTCCTTCCCTCCACCAGAATATTGACAATCTCGGTGTAGCCCTCTTTAACCGGCTTATTGGCAGGCTTATCCATAAGCGGATCTTTCAGGCGCTTTTTGATGTCCTGAATGGTGTTTCTGATCTGTAGTTCAGTGGGTTTCACTTATTGAACCTGTTTAAACTTTTTATGACTCATAACCGGTGTTTTTTATCGTACCAACAAAGAAGGAATCTTCGGGTGGGGAGTTTCTTTGTAGCCTCCGAAAATCCCTCCTTTGTCAGGATGCCAAAAATGCTATCAAAACAAAAGTTTAAACAGCTTATATATTAAAACGTTATTGTACAGATAGTGCCGGATACGCTTAACGAAAAATTGAGGTTAGTTATATGCATAGGATAATCAAGACTATATTGATCCATAGAAACATTGGGCGAGTTCCTTTGCTCAAGAACAGCTGTACCGCCTGAGGTATATTGACCTGGTGTACTATTATAATAGTAGCTTCGATGTTGACAGGGGCCATACAAACTATAGCCGCTTTCACAATTTACATCAAATGTGCCAGTGACATGCCAATTGTCACTGTATACGGATCCATTAAATAAACCTCCCCAAAAATATGTTCTAATATTCATTTCTTCATGCGTTCTATACCCATTAAATGTTTGTTGATCCGTTTGTGGGTCATAAGTGTATTCAGGATTATTCCACGCAACAGTCCATAATGCTATTTTTTGATGGATTCCAGCAGGATTAGTAGATTCAGTTTCAGATTCTTCATAAAACTGTGTTCTCGAATCCCTCGCTCTGGCATCATGTTGTACAAAATTATTCATAGCAACATTTATGCGATCAGAAGTAGATGTTGTTATCGCTGACTTTATTTTCTCCAAATCGTTAGAGGAGAAGTTTTTGCCAACGTACATTACTTTGGTATACATATCAGTAAACTGCATCAAATAGCCACCTACTTTCAATAGTCCATCTTTGTTAATAACGCTATTCTGAGCTTTATCAGCCGTAGGGGACTTTATCCAGAAAGAGCGACCATATTCATCAAAAAGAAAAGATGATTTATTCTCTAATACAAATTTTGAATGTAATAGACTTGGATCCTTTAAAACCCCATTCGCATTAGTGGCTTGATCAATGGTTAAATTCTCAATATATTTTTTATCCTCAGAAATAGCTAAATCATAGAAACTACGAACAGATATAAAATTTAGATTTTTTTCCCACTTGTTCATTTCTTCTTCTGTCATCGTTTTCAGAGCAGTTAACTGCTCTTGGTAAACTTTAGAATTTGAAAATTCTAAGAATACACCATTGTTAACTACACCATCTTGGTTCTTTTGAAGTTGACTTACGTCAAAAGATTCTTTGCATGATAATGATACAAGCATTAAAATAAAAACCATCCAACCAGTTGTAGGAATTGATAGATTTTTCATGGCATTTGCTACTTGTTTAGAGTTGAAAGATGTACTTAAGCGTTGAATAAGAATGAAATTGTTTAACTTTTGAGGAAATCTCGATTACGTAAGCTGCCAGTTACACCAGAAAATATAATTGGGTTATCGGAGGAATTTTGTCCGTCTTTGTAAAGAAATTGAATTGATGTATATGAATACTTCTTTTCAAATGCAATACGGTTTTCAACTGAAAACTTTGGATTGCTACTTATTCAAAATCTGTTATCAAGCGGTCACAAGATACATGGAATATTACCAACCAATCAGAGGTAATAATAAGTTATTTCATAATTGATAAAGCTTAAATAGTTAATAAAAAAATTTCAAACTTCACTTAAGTTTTTTTGTCTAGTAACAGTAGACGTGATTTCGAAAGGAAGGGTTTGTAATTATATAATGACTATCAAGAAAATACATTAAAATGCTTATTTAATACAAAATTGCCGGTTATATCAAAAAGAATCAATGGGATATTTCCCGTAGTTTTTGGGATATTTCCCGTATTTTTCTGGGAAATATCCCGTATTTTCGGCTCATGCACAGGTCTTGAATTTCCCCTTGCGGAATGGTTGCAATAATGTTTTTCATACCTGCTTAGTTATTATCTGATCACGAATTGCCACCATGGAATCCGCCAAGTTAAAGGAGAAGGGCCATTAGCTTACAATACGTCCCCTTGTCGGTTACGAATGGCCAGGGAGTTGGTTGTAGGTTATAGTTTGATTGTTTAGTTAGTGTAGTAAATGATTTTATCAACCAGGCCACGTCAGTTTGATGTGGCTTGCTTTTCTGTATTCACTTTCCGGAGCAGTCTGCCAATCACATTCGCCACACGGCCATTTTCGAATTGAACCAGCATGTTGCCGTTCGTGCCCCTGATGCATTTGTCTCCATTCATGACTGCGGTGCATAACTGACCTTTCAGGGTAGGGTCAGTCATCCGATCCCCCAGATAGGTGTATGTTGATAAAATTTTCGTCATATGATTTGTACTTACAATTGGTTAGGTTGCACACCAAGTCGTATGTATGAGAAAAAGACTACCTAAAACAAAGCCGGTTGATTATTTTGATCCCCAGACAGTATTATACCTGACTGGTAGTGATAATTACAGCCAGGTTCACCTGGTGAATGGCCGGGTTATCTTATCTGCCCGCACCTTGAAATGGTTTGAACGACAATGGCCGGTCTTTTTACGACCCCATAAAAGCGCCCTGATCAATCCAGATTACGTGCATGGGCTGTTGATCGGATCAACTCTACGATTCCCCAGCTATGTAGTTATGCAAGACAACGTCCAACTGCCCATATCCCGCCGTCGGGTACCCTGGATGATCTGTTACTTTAAATAGTCGTCCACAAGGCGTTCGCCGACCGGTTCCTGCCTAGAACAATTGCAATTGGCCAGTACTGGCATTGATTTTTGGCGTCTCATAACTCCACCAGCCTTGCGACCCTTTGGCCTTTATCGGCTCATCAAAAGCGGTAGCGTTCTTAGTTCGCCAGATCCACCGCCCAGGTTCATAATTGCCATACCGAAATTCCCGATCCTCAATCTCAAATTGTTCAGGGCTCAAATTGGGACTACTAAATTCATTCATCCAATCCTCACTGCGTTGGTAGCTGACGATCTCAACAGTTCCAAGTATTACCCCTAGTGGCAACTGAACACCTTTGAGGTCTTCGCAGAATGGCCAGGTGAGCATGAGATCTTTGGCATACTTGTGCATTGTTTTCGCAGCGGCAATACCAATGATACCTTTTACCTTTTCATGATGCCAGGAGCGCGTTTCGTTGCTTTTGAGTACATGCCCGTTCCGCTTGAGGAACATCAGCGTGGCGTAGGGTTGGTGTAGGGTGATGATTCGCATAATTTACTCTTCGTAGAAGAACGTTTGAAACGCATATTTAACCGATTCGCCATTATTGAAAAAGTCTTCTCGCAGCGACTTCCAATCAGTCGATTCAATCGATTCTGGAATGAATCCATCTGCTTTTTGCAATTGACGAAAAGCTCCCTCATACTCAAACCAATTGGTCAAATTACCAGACACAACTGGTTCGACATCTGGAATGTGTGCAAACCGTTTATCATCCCATCGTTTCAGTTCCTCCGGATCGGCCATATAGCCTACCAGTTCGGGATTCTGAAATATATTGCCTACAACTCTGGCATCTTTAATTTCACCAATCTGTGCGAAGCAGGCATGCTCCGAAGTCACTTCTCCAATAAGGCCAAAACACCCATCTCGAAAAGCGATTTCATTATAGACCAATCCGAACCCCTTTAGCTCCATTTTGTCTTCGTGGCGAGTTTCAATAATATCGCCCTCGTAGACATCTTTGCCATCCATATCGGTTTGGCCCGTAAATTCCATCATGACACCATTGCCATGCATGTGAGCATCATAGGCACCATCCAGGCTGAGATTCGGCTGATAGGCCATGGTATTGCGAAGTTCGACAACGGGATACTCACTCGTATGCCAGAGCCTGAATTTTAGCTGTCTCATTTTTCTGGAGTTGTATTAAGCGTAAGCCGAACCTCATAGCCAGTAGCCTGTTCAATGGCACCCTGAATATTATTGGCCACATCTGTTTCAATCGTCAGTGGTTGAATAGCCGTATCAGGCACATCAATCACGGCGTTCAACTGCGGCTTCTGAAATAAACTAGTAGGCAGATTTAAGCTGACCGAAATAGCGATTTCATCCCAGTTCAATCCGGGCTTTGTTTTGAGCGCCTTGATACTCCCCTTACTGTTAACGACTAGAAAAAAGTTGGTTTTCATTTGTGTATCTGTTTTAACAATTTCCTGCGTACTGTCTGTGCGGCTTGCAAATCGACCAGGCTGATGTTACTCTGCCGTCGCATGGTCGGGCTTTTCTGAAGTTGCTCAATGCCGATCTGGATGAGGTAGGCGGCCGTGCGGAGGCCATCGGATTTAGTCAGCTTTTTCATGCTGCAACGCACCTCCTTTTCTTCAACCGAGGGGCTAAAACTTCAATCATGCTTTTGGGAACCAACGGATGCACCGAGTTGCCAATAAATTTCTTTTGATGGGTTTCGGCGCCCTTTAACACGTAGTCATCAGGAAAGCCCTGAATACGCTTGAGTTCGGGCACATTGAGCATACGCATCTTTATGTCCACAATGCCAAAGGCAGCCATGAACTGCTTGATCTTGATCGTACAGGGACTATCACCCGGCAGAATCTGAATGGCCAGTTCGCCCGATGAGGTCACTACTAAATAAGGATAGTGTCGGTCGGCTGTTATTGTCGGAGCTACCTCGTCAATCGAACGTAGAGTATTGTTAAATTGAGCATTAAGTAAATAGTGATGATTGCCGGTAAGCAGAGTTGGAGCAGGTTGATCAACACTAGTCGGTACGTTATCGTGTTGATTATTCATTAGCAACTGACACTGGACAACCGAAACCGGCGCTTTGTCCTGACGGGCGATAAGTGTAGGTGCGGGATCATCCAGATCACTACTGTTTCCGAACCAACCGGGATTCTGCAGAAAGCCTTCAACGGGTTCGACACTGACCAACCGTTGATTAGGAATGGTCGTAAGGGCCGTTGTTGGCTCGTTTAAATCCTGCGTTTGGCAGCCTTCACTGAAATAGTTGGCCATAAATCGTTCCGTCCGGATGAGGCCAAACTTTGGGTTTTCCGTTAACGTACCCGCTGGCTGATCAATGGACGCCGGTTCGCTATTGCCATACTGCTGATCAATAAAGTGCTCACACTGCACCAGCGAAACCCGGTCTTTGGTCGGAATTGTCGGCGATGGCTCATCGATGGAGGTGGTTTGGCCGCCACCCGAATAATAATTTGCCAGAAAATTAGCCTGGACGAATGCGCAGCGGTTTTCCGTTGTCAGCGTTCCGCACAGCTCATCCATTCCTGTATTTCTGGATTCGGGTTTGCCGCCGTAATATTTACTAAGGAACGCCTGTACCAGCTCCTGATTCCCGCCAGTTGTCGTCACCGTGCGGGCAGGTCCATCGATGGAAACTATCCGCCCTTCGGGACTTCGGCCAGCGACATCATTTTGCCGCTGAACAATGAAGGCCGCTTTTACCAGCGCGTGACTATCGGAGGTTGTCAGTGCACCGGCAGGACCATCGATACTAATGTTTTTCCCTTCCGGTTTCCCCGAATAATACTTGCTTAAAAAGCTGACATCGCCATTGGCAACATGTTTCAGTAAACCCGCATAGATCCGTTCCAGCGTATTCTCAACCAGATCCTCCCGGTCCTGCGGGCGAAGGGCCATATTGCTTTTACGGCCAAAGATGCTGTGCCCCTCATCGCTAAAATCCAGCACATCCCGAACGGGCATCCACGGTTTGAGCTTATCGAATAGCGAAGTCTGGCCCATCAGTACCTGCTTGCCAACCACTTTGGCATGGGTCGGTTCTGGCCAGACAATTGGAATATTCTTTTTGGCGAAAATGGCGAAGTAGCGCAGCCGGGAGGTATAGGCTCCGAAGTCAGCGGCATTCAATAAGCGGGAATCGAACTGATAGCCCATATCCTGAATCTGACGAACCCAGCGTTGATAATACTGGCCTTTGGTGCGACTTTCCGGTATCCAGTGATAATCCCACTCCTTTTTCTTCTTATCGTAAATCATGTGACAGGCGGGTGCTGCATGACCATCCCAGGTGTGTTTCATATCGGGCTTGGCGATCATGGGTCCCCACGCCATAAACTCCCGAACGTTTTCCACCGTGAACAGATCTGGTTTCAATACGCGTAAGTAATTTGGCATAAATTCAGCGAGTGAGCGGCTGTCAGCATCGCGGGATTTACCTCCTTTGGCATTGCTGAAATTTGTACACTCCAACGAACCGTGAAAGAGTAAAACGGCATTGGGATAGAGTTTTCGGGCAGCCTGAACAACGGCCAGAATTCGGCGGGGCAGGGTCTTATCCCGAATATCCTCCACAAAGTGCATGGTCTCGGGATGGTTAGCTGCATGGGAGGCAATGGCCAGTTTGTCATGATTGATCCCGACAATAACCACAGCCAGCCGGTTGCCGAATCGATCAACTGCCCGCTCAACGCCTTCGGTCCAGCCGCCAGCTCCACAGAAAGAGTCTATTATAGTAAAGTATCCCCCACCAGAGGTGGGGGCTTTATGAAAAAATACCCCCAAAGGGGGATAACTAGTTGAAGAGGTCGGTTTGGCGCCCGTCGGCTTCCTCTTGTTTATCTTGATCTTCCTGATACTTGATGTATCGGCGAATTTTGTCCTCATCCAATCCGATTGTACTTACAAAGTAGCCTCGTGACCAAAAATGATTTCCCCAGTAAGGTTTCTTTTTTAAACTCGGGAATGCCTTAAACATATTGATTGCTGTCTTCCCTTTAATCGTGCCCAATACTTCTGCAACACTACACTTAGGCGGAATCGAACACATTAAATGCACATGATCAGGCTGCACATTCAACTCCAAAACCTCCACTTCTTTCCAACTACAGACTGTGCGTATTTTATCCTCAACCATATCGGCAATCACTTCCCGAAGGATACAGTATCGATATTTGGGAGTCCACACAATGTGGTAGACACAATAGTAAAAGCTGTGCGATGATCGACGATATTTGCCCATGCCACAAGGTAAAAAAACTGGCACAGCCATTCAACATCACCACCGCCAAAGGCGGTGGTTTTAATACTTCAATAAATTTGACAAGCTCAGGGACTATTTTAGGCTTGGGCGCAACGCGGTAGCTCATGAGTAACGAGGTTTTTGTACGCTTTTGAAGGTTGGTAATCGAATCCGATAAGAATCCCGGTCTGACCAGCCATTAATGAACTGCCAGGTGCATAGTAACCAGCCAGGTCAGGATTCTTACGGGTGAAAAAACAGGGGCAGGCAGGTGGCCCGCGCGTGAGACGAATACTCATGCCAGTACTGGAAACTGCCTGATGTGTAAATCATCAGGAATGGACTGAATCTTATCGACCTGCTTGAAGAAATACGGTACCTGTTGCACTTGACATTGATACTTCATCGACCGTGCCCAATCCGTATCGAATGGCCGCTTACCCGGTCCAGACTCCCCACCCTGAATGACCCAGTGAATCCCGTTTAGGTCGATGTTGGGAATGTTTTCCAACTGAGGCTCTAGCGATAAAAACCGTTTCCCATTGACGCGTTTCAACTGTTTAAGAAGGGTTACCAATTGCGACCGCTTGACAATGCTGGTGCCGAACATCACGTTGGCCGGTGGAGATGTCTTCCAGCGTTCGGGAATGATTTTATTGAAGTTCGACGGCCTTTTGGTCAATAAAAGATGCAACAGATTTGGCGTCGATGGAATGACCTCATTAAAATAACGTTGCCGAATATGAGTGTTATCAATTGGGGAGTTGTCATTCACATCGATAGCCTGAACGCCCAGTCGGTTTATGAGAAACATTGGCTTTTCGGCGATATCCATCATGGATCCCACGAACACCCGATGCACTTCCCCCGCAGCCTCGGCTAGTCGCTGGTATTTCTCAAAGGCTTTCCAAACGCCCTTGATTTCCATTCTGGGCGTTTCTTTACCCCATATAGGAACGGGTTGATACCGTTTTGCCCAGGCTTTGGCGTAGCAGTTATCGCAGCCTTCATGCACCTCTTCACAACCCCACCAAAGGTTCGCGGTGTGATGCGTCCATTCAATTTTAGAATCTTTTGCCATGATAATTGTTTAGTTAGATGCTCCTCGTTGCCAAACACTTCGATTGGACAGGGTATAGTCGGCCTCTGAAATCACCGAAATGCGTTCGAAAAGCGGAGCGTTCAAACTGGGATGGGTATGCTCCAGTTCGGTACCCAAAAGATCTTCCTGTAACCAATGTTGGATGTCCCACAACTGCTGTTCACCGATTTCCCCTTCCAGCATATGTAAAGGGTCTGGCAGGTCATAGACGACAATTATTTTAGCCATAACCCTAAGCAGATTGAAGTAGGTCAAACAGGGTTGGTACCTTCCGTTTGTATTCAGCCTCCCGGTGATAAGCCACATTGCACCGGAAATAGTCAGGATTGAGCTCACAGGAGTAGCTGCGCCGGTTCAACGGAATCGCCCGATTGCCGACGGTACCCAGACCTCCAAAGGGATCATACACCACATCGCCTTCGTTGGAGTAGCGAACAATGGCCCGATCAACGATATCGATCTGAAACGGGCAGATGTGTTGCTCCTCCCGATGCTGGGATTGACGACTGTTCAGGGTGTGCATGCGAACCACATCATCCCAGACGTATTCGGACCGGGCGGCCACACGCAGCGATTCGAACGTCGCGGGCAGCTTGCCCCGCTTATCCATTTCGTTAGCTGATTCGACGTGGGCAGCATAATTGTACACCGTTTCCCGGCTTCGCTCCATGAACACCGAAGCTATTTTATCGACCTGCCAGTTAGCTATTTCCTCTGGCGTAAGCAGGGTATCGCCCGATGAATTCCACTTAGCGCGGGCATCGATCTGCCATTTGCCACGGGTGTAGGCCTCCTTGGCTTTGACCACCGGAATATCGGCGTAGGCTTTACTGGTATCGGTGGGCAGCTTCCGAAACAACAGCAGGTATTCGGGCGAGCCAACCCCCATTTTACTCCCATCTTTACATTGCTCTGTCCACCCCAACCGGTAGGTACCATTGTTTTCGCGAACCACATCCGTTTCGATGGTGATCATGCCCATAAACTCAAACCCGTGTTTCATAAAATGAAAGGTGGTTTTCATGTGAAAGGGATTCACCGTCGGCATACCCGTACCCGTCACAGAGCCAAACAGGATCCGGTCTTTGACGTGAACAACTGCCAGTCGGCCCGGTTGCAAGACCCGGTGCAGATTGGGCGTCAGAAAATCCATTTGGGCAAAGAAATGGTCATCATTATTGGTGTGACCAAGATCGTTGTAGGAGGGCGTGTACTCGTAATGATTGGAAAAGGGAATGCTGGTTAGAATAAGCCCGACGCTGTTTTCTTCCATACGCGCCGTCTCCAGAATACAATCGTTATGCACGGCCGTAAACCGATCTCCGCTCACCTGCTCACGCTCCACCCCCATCGACCGGTTTAGTTCACTGTGCATAGCCGTTTGGGATAAACCAAACTCCTTGACAATCCCAGTCATGGTCGCCACTAGTTCATCATGCCGTTGCCATTTAGCCTCAAACTCACGCCGAACATGTTCCTCCGCATCGGTATAGATGAAATGGACATGGCATTCGTGCGACTGGCCATACCGTTGAATCCGGTGAACAGCCTGGATAATGTCGTTAAATTTGTAGGTGATGCCCAAGAAGATAGCGCTGTAACAATGCTTCTGAAAGTTGCACCCTTGCCCCGCTATGGATGGTTTGGTGGCTAGTATTCGATAATCGCCGTGCTTGAAGTCGATTAGCAGTTTTTCCTTCAGGGCATCGTCCTGTGAGCCGTACACGGATTTAAAACTGGTCCAACCCAGCAGGTCGGCCGTTTCCTCTAGTTTTTCGCGTTCTTTTTCCAGGTCATGCCAGATCACCCAACTCGTATCAGAGGGCTCTCCGTCTACGATGCCGGTGGCATGCACAATTCTGGCATCAATACTGTCTCGTTTTTCTTTAGCGGAGGAGCGCAGGTCAATGGCCTCATCCCGAATGAGCTTTAACTGGCCATCGCGATCTACCGCACTTTCCTCTTTGGGTAGATTAATTAGATGCCAATGCCGGTGCAGTTTGGGTAACGCAAAACCCTCATCCGAATAGCCAAGATCGGAGGGTTTTGTAATGAACAAAGCCCACGAAGAAACCCATAGCCAGAATTCCCGCTCTTTGTGGGGATGGATGGTCAGGTTATTGGCCTTCGTCGAATCGCGCTTAAAAAACCGAGTCAACGCCTGCCCCGTATCCATCACGCCCAGGAATCCCGCGTAGTGAATCAGCTCTTTGTATTTGTTGGGCGAAGGCGTGGCCGTACACACATACCGGAATTGAACCGCCTGGAATTTAGATAAAAACTCCTGATAGGTTTTCGAACCGTAGGAACGCAGCACACTAGCCTCATCCAGACTGGCAAACACAAAGTAATCCGGCTGAATATCCCCATCCCGAACCCGCTCATAGTTAGTGATGATGATGCGGGTTTGAGTAGCTTCCACCTCCGCCTGCGTTCGGCAATAAGTTATTGACGTGTCGAGCATCTGGGCGGCTTCGTAAAACTCCTGTTTGACAGCCAGCGGACAAACGATGAGGGCTTTCCCTTCGCGGCCCGCTAAACACAGCATGGCCAGTTGCAACTGGATGATGGTTTTGCCCAGTCCAAAGTGAGCGAAGATGGCCCGGCAGCCTCCCTCGGCTCCCCATTGAATGGCATTGGCCTGATACGGAAAACAAATGGAGTGAATCTGCTCCCGATTAACCATAAAACCGGTTTTGGGCGTTGGTACCATCTTTTCCGATAGAAATCCCTGATACTCCCTGAGAAATTGATAGTCGTTCATAGCTGTTTGTAGCGTCGAATGGTGCGTTTTTTATCTTGGGCCACGGGCGCGTCCACTTCAGCCAGATCCTTCGCCAGATGCGCGGGCAGCCGTAGCGTTTGGCCCAGGGCGGCATACTTGGCGCGTTTCAATGCCAACTGATGCGGTTTGACATACACCACCCTGGGCACGAAGATGGTTTTACCCGTCAGCGGGCAGGGAATCAGGCCAGAAATGTCAGACGGGTCTAGCTTTTCGGCCATTGGGGTGAAGCCTTTGGTGTTGGATTTAGTGACGTTTTGATGGTTTTTAGCCATGATTTTGACAGATTAGAGAGTACATGCCCAAAGCGGGCGAAGCCAGCGGAAAAAGGGGCAGGATGTGAGTTGATTGGTTAGTCTACAGGTTCTTCAACTTGATTTCGACGGGCTTTTTCGGTCTCCACTATGGCCAGCACATCGGGTATATTTTGAGCTTTGGACCGGCGTTCGAGATCTTCCAAAATCTCGAATTCAATATCCTCCGCGTTTTCGGCCAAATACTTGGCAAAGTTTTTATCACTGGAAATGGGCGTCGTGATTTCCGGGGTTTTATGCAGTTTGGCCCGTTGAATGAAAAGCTTGATTTCTTTGATCTTTTCCTGACCCAAACTGGCCAGTAAACTATTGCCGGTCTGAATCATGTCGGATTTGAATTTCCGGTTTTGCTCTTCACCCCATTCGGCTTTTTCCAGCAGGTATTTCCGAAAGAAGTCCGACACAACCGTTCCGTCAATCCGGTTGAAAATTGGCCCATATCGGCCCGCTTTTACCCGTTTTAAACACAGAATCAGATCTTTTACGGTTTCATTAGGAAATTCACCACACCACACCAGAGCGTATTCAAACAGTTGACGGGCATCCATCCGAAGGGAGGTATTCAAACCATCGTTGAACAGCTTCAGAATGGCACAGACCAGTTTAAGTACGGTCGGCTTGCCGTGAAAGCCAATGACCTGCTGAACAGTTGACGCCGTTGCTGCCTTTTCGATGGTAACCGATTCCTGCAAAGCAATCAGGGACATATACGACTCTTCCGAGAGTTCTTTGGCTTCGCTGAGCTTAAGTGCCGAAGTACCTTTCAGCGAGTCCATCAATTCCCGCTCCGGTTTCGGCTGTGCTTTGGCGATTCCCTGATTGCCGGTGGTTTGTAGGTTTCGATTGGCGTTGTTCATCAGCTTGAAGTCGTAAAAGTTGATCCTTGATCCAGTTTAGGCAGTGTTTTAAAACCTCCGGGTAGCTTCGGGTTGTCAGGTTTTTGGTAGCCCATTGCTCCGAGACAAAGAGCGAAATCCATTGCAGGGCGGCTTCACCTCTAAGCCCATGATGCTTGCTGAGGTGCTCAATAACGCGTCGTTCGGAGTGAAGTTTTTTGGTAAACTCGTCCAATTCAGCTAGATCAGCCTCACTCAGATCATCGGTGGGGAAAGGGGGCGCGCGGAACTGGGGGTTAGGGGCATTTTCAGCGTCGATCTCCTCGGCATCAACCTCCAAAATTTCGGCTTCACCCGCGTTTTTTTTAGTTAAGTTTAAATTATTCTCTTCTTCTATTATTCTCTTATACATCGGATTTTGGTCCGATGCCCCTTCGGATTCTTTTCCGATGGCCTTCGGATTTTGGTCCGATGGTTCTGATTCTGATCCGATGGTTTGAGGCTCAATGAGGCTACCCTTCGGATTTTCATCCGTACCATCGGATTTTTTTCCGATGGTACTTTCTATCAGGTAAGAATTAGGACATAGCGCATACCAGCTTTGGTTCTGTTGTTTGTTTCTGGGATGTGCTTTTAGAAATTCTTTGTCACAAAGCGCCTTCATTCGACGGTACATCGTATCGCGTTTCAGCTTTAGCATCGGCAGCTGAGTGCAGATATTATCATGCTGAAACCAGTAATACGTAGTCCCTTCCTCCACCCAGGACCAGCACGTTTTCGAGAAATTCAAACAAAAGTCTATAATCGCCCCATCAACCATGTCGAGGTCAAAACCATGCTCCATGATGGCCCGTTGGTTGATATTTAACTCGAACTTCATAGAGACTTTACGTTTCCCAATAACTGCTTACATTACAAGCAGTTATTGGGCTGTTTACGAGCGAACGATACACACTATACGCTAGGTAGTTGGTTCCAATACATCCGCCTTGTTCACGGAAAAGAACAGGGGTTGTACCGGTTTATGAAACGTCCACATCGAACACCACAGCTTTCCCGTTAGCAGGATCTTGAGCCGGTCCAGCGGAGCGAGTTGCCAACAGGCCACCATCTGCCCCTGGTCGCCTTCCTTGAAGTGAGCGGGCAGTGGTCGATATTCGGGTTGATCCTTGGCAACGCGGGTATGCTGCTCGGGGAATTCAATCGGTGTTAGGCCATAGAGCCGCTTTTGCTCGGCATCAAGTTTCACGGTCGAAAGGGTTCGATACAACAGATAGCCAACCAGAAGCATGGCCAGCGAGACGAGCGGTATGGCCACCTTGAGAAATGTGCTTAAGAGAATAAACATCGTGTGAAATTGATTAGAGGGTGAACGGGCTGCTACTGTTCGATGATCACGATGTCCGGCGCAATCTCCTCAATACCCTTCAATACCTGATCAATCTCCGAATCGCGCATCCCTTCAATCAGATCATTGACCACCGGCGAAACCAGCGTACAGGTAAAATCATCGGGATTAATGTACACCTCCACCTCAAAGACTTCTTTCTTGGTACCCTTGAAAATGGGCATGACCAGGTTAAACGCTTGGGGTAGATTGCTGGTCACCAGCTGGGCCCGTAATTCCCGTACATTGCCTTTGTTGTCATTCTGCTTTTCAATTTCCTTATCCACCTTCGCCCGAAACTGTTGAAGGTCGGAAACGAGCTGCATGGCCACAGAAGGATTCTCAAAGGCGGTGCGGTTCATCTTAAACAGCTGAGCCATCTGGTAATTGGTCAGGTATTTACCGGAGTTGACCCCGAAGGTGATGAACATCGGATGGTATTCGAGTTTGCCCGTAATCATTGGCGCATACGGATCTGTTTCGTGCACATCGAGCTCAATCGACAGCTTGTTTCGGTCAACCGTTACCAAGCATTTTAATTGCTCAATCGTTGTAATTCGCTTGAGTAGCCACAGGAGTGGACTAGCTAGCACACCCGACCGATGGGTAACCACGGGTTCACGCAGTTCCAGCGCTTCACCCTGCCGGATGGTCAGTTCGTTTTCGTCAGAGACAAGATTTACTGTGAATTCTGGTTTCATGAATTAGAGTGATTTGAAAATGAGAGAATTAAGAATATTCTTACCTGACTAAGAAAATTAGTCGTTGGTGCCGGTCATGTACTCATCACGGCGATTGACAGCGAAGACCGTCTGCTGATTTTCACCGGGACGCATCGGTCGGGAGCTAACCAGTCTTCCCTCAGCATTGTAGTAGCCAACGAGTTTGGCATCAGCTTCGAAGAACATATAACACGGCTCGGTGACCTGTTCGGCTTTGTTGCGCAGGAACAAAAGCGTCAGACCGGCTTTCCCTTTTAGCTCTTTGAGTGTCAGGTTAAAGGCATCATTGGCCTTTTTCTTTTCGGCCTCCAGCTTGGCGATCTGGATACTGACATCGGTATAGGAATCCTTTAACTGATTCAGCTCATCCGATTCGTAGGGCTTGAGGTATTCCAGGGTTTCGACCCTATCGCAACTGTCAGACAGAATCTGTTTTCGGTCGGCCGGGGCAACCTCGGCAAATAATTGGTTTTGCATAGAAATAGACTTGGTTTGGTAAGTGCTTAGTAAGGTAGATTATCTTCCTCTTCGTCATCGTCCTCTTCGTCATCACCACTTTCAATCCGACGCTGAGCCGTTTCATCGACCGCTGGCTTAATCATTTGACGAATATCCCAGGCAGTAATGGGCTTGAATTTGATCTGTTCAGCGCGGGCCTTAGCAACCTCTTCGGTGACGGGGTTGATTGCATAGATTGAGGAGGGATTTAGCAATCGATCAAAACTGGGACTGTCAGAGGTAGCTGGTATCGAAACCCGAAAGAACGTAGCGGACCAAAGGTTTGTTCAGTGACATGGCCAGCGAGTTGCTGATGACCAAAAAGCTCCAGGATACACCAGGCTTCAAATTTTTGAACGGGCGTTTGAGGGTTCATACTTATCTAAATTTGAGGTTAAAGCTTATTGATAGGCACTACTTTAAAACCAGCCCGTTTCCATCCATTTGAATCAACAGGCGCCAACGTTTCCGTTTTAGCGACTAAAAGCCCGTCGATATAATGGAACCATTGAACGGCCAGCGGTTGATAATTGATTACGTAGGTCAGGCCCGTATGAACGATCTGCCAAGCGCCGGTTTTAACCAAAGCGATTTCTAGGGGCTTAGTCAGATCATGATGGGGACTCAGAATTAAACTATCACTATCCACATCTCGACGGGCCGTTTTTTGATACAGCATGTGCGGACAAAGCCGGATTGATTCGCGGGCACAGGCTTCATGCATAAAGCAGTCAGTGCCGACCCGATTCGTTAAGCCTTTTGGACCCGTGACCATAAACGAGGCTTTATCAAGTGACTTACTACATACCCAGCACTTTTTGAACTTGAGGCAAGTCACCCATTTCCGCCCGTCGGCACGGTGAAAATTAGGCATGGATTCTCCTGAAGCATCGGGCAGCCATTGCACAAAGTAGGGCACTGGGTAGCCCCGGTGAAACGGCAGGTGTTGCCAAATCGGTGGAACATCAGCTTGTTTCATCAGATAGCCGGTTGAAGCAAATAAAACCGCCGTTTTTCGCCATCATATTCCACTCCGTAGTTAATACCGTGTCCGAGCAGTTCATCAAACAGATCATCCTTTTGACTATCATTCAGGAAAGTAAATCCATTCAATTCCGCCAAATGCGCATCCCATTCTTTCGAGTTTTCTAAGCTTAATTGCTGGTAGCGTTGCTGCCAGTCCAGCACTTTCTGGGAGTTGGGCGATAGAGCCCGCTTACTGGGATGTTGGGGAATGCTTAGTTGATCGGCGGTAACGACCTTTTTGCCGGATTGCTCCACAATGGCCTTTACCTGTTCTTGTTGAGAAGTTGGCAACTCAGCCCGCAGGTAAAATTTATGCCCAAACACCTCGGGAAAGGCCAGCTGAACGCCCCGGCATAAAGCCAGTTCGTAAAGCTCCTGTTTGGTAATCGGCGGTACTTTCTGCTCGACTTCGGCGCGACTTAGCTTGATCTGACCAGAAATTTTCTTGTTAAAGAAAAAGTTAAGCTCACACAGATCATCTGTTTTGTGAATGATCTTGGTTTCACAACCGTCATGGCGTCCAATCACCCGTTCAATTAAAACGGGCCTATCGACAATAACCCGGTTGTTTTCCACCGAGATACCGAACAAACTTTCGGTGATGGTCAGGCTCAATAAACTACCGAACAGAATTTTGGCATAAAACTGCTCGGGCGAACCTGCGCCAAACGCGCCGGATCCAGATAGGTTTCGGGCAATAATGTCCAGCTCAGCGTGTGAAGAGGGAATTAATAAAGAGTTCATGATGATGCGATTTATGGAGCACGATGTGGTGCATGCAGAGATAGGCTTTAACGCTAATAAACAGGGCCACTACCATCAGGGTCGGGACCACGTACTCAGTCAGGAGTCGTTTCATCGGAAGATCGAGTAAACAACGTAGCTCCAGCCAGCAATTCCGGCCAGAATAATAATGGACCAGGTCACTAGTGAAACCGGCTCAATTTTTGGCTTTTCTTTTGGCTTCGCCTTGGCCTCTACCAGAATCTTGGCGAGTGTTTGACGGTGCTGCTGGGGGTGCGTACCGAGTCGATATTTTGACATGGCAGGACGGGAAGTTTTAGAAGCGAGGTTCATAAAGGCGTAGGGGTTTGAGGTTCAGGTTTTGGCTCATCCAAACAGAGAATCCACCGTAGTAGGTTAATTTCAACGGCATCCCGGTGGCTTTTCCAGTTGAGGGCTTCCAGCGTCTTTAGGCGATCCGTTAGTTCCTGTTCAGATCGTACCATGGGGATTAGGTTTGGCGCTGTATTGTCGATAGCTACCCCCGTTCACTTTGTAGCAGTTCAGCTTTTCCGCCCGTTTGTCCAGCGCGGAAGTGGCCAGACCCATTTTCTTAGTTTCCTTCAGTCGGTGGATCGTGCCCCCGTTCTGACCAATTCTGAGATCATCTGCCATCGCGTTCAACTGTTCCAAGGTGGTGCACCTAGCCACGGCCTTATCCCAGTCTTTCAGAGTGGGGTATTTCAGAAAGGAGGCTGGCGGGGAGCTGGTTTGTTTTTCTTGTTTTGTTTCCATTGTTTTGTGCTGTAATTGATTTTGGTACTGACCCGACTCGCCTGAGTTGGGTTTTGTCTTTTCTTATGGGAATAGATGAAACGTTAGTGTTTGTAGTCATACTGGAAATACAGCCAGGCACAGAGTAGCCCCAGACACAGGGCAATCAGCAACACGAGTTCTACCAATCTGAGAAGGGCCTGCTTCATGTTCATTAGATCTTGGCTAGGTTAGAAGAACTGGAGCCAGTAGCCCCAGTCCTTGCCTTTTTATATCCACACCAGTTGCACAGGGTTTCCCCCGCACTCAACTCCCTCCCCTTTTTTTCGGGGAAGTATCGTTTACCCGGCTGCGTGCACTTTTCCAGCCGCACGCCAGGCGTCTAAGTCTTTTCGTTTGTAGGAAATAATCCGGCCTACTTTTATATGTTCCAGCCCCCGCTCCCGGTAGTGGTACATCGTTTTAGGTTGTACGCCGAGGTATTTAGCCGCATCCCGCTCGTAGATATCGACGTTGTCCAGAATATCCCGAACTTCTGACAAGGCCTTATTACTGGCGTCCAGTTGAGCCGAGATGCGCAGCATCAGATCGGGCAATTCGGCGAGTGCTTGAAGAAATAAGTCCATACAAGTGCTTGAGAAGGCGGCTTTGTCAGACCCCCTTGGTTACGTTATACACCGTTGTTTCACTGACGTTAAATTTTTGGGCGACGGCTGTCTTAGCTGCCGTTGCCATCGCGCCCCGCTTCAACAGGCGAGCGTAGGTGTTCCGAATTTTCTTATTTCGGGCTTCTAGTTGCTTTCGGAGGGGGGTGGTTAGCATGAGAAGGCAAGAATTAAGAGATACGAACACCTGTTCTAAGCCTGGACACGTTGGCACCGGAAAACAACGAAGGTGGTGGTGAAGTCGGCGCGGGGGTTGGGGGAACTACGGGTGTATCCTCATCAGAGTCATTACTATTGTCCCATCTTTTACGAATAGCCTCCACCCCTTTAGGGGTTACAAACAATTGAGGGTACGACTCTTCTTTGTCACCACGTCGAAAAGTCTTTTGGCGAACCATAAACCAGCCCTGATCTACAAATTGCTGGTACGGCTGATTGTGCCCCCGATGGTAGAAAAGGATTTTGTCGTTTCGTAAAAAATCAAATAGCCTATTTTGGCCAGTGCCAATCATTTTAGCAACTTCAGCGATTGTGTAATATCCTTCAGCATCCATTGTTCGCTTATATTGCTCAAGCTTGGGTTTGGCCGCTTCGATTTGAAGTTGCTGTTCCTGAGTTACCTTAAGCTGATCAATGTAAGCCTGTAATGCCTCAATGTGATTTTGGGGCAGGTAGTAAACGGAGGAGGCAGGAACAATGGACTGTTCTGTACGAGCTACTTCTAGTTGGTCAGCAACGGCGTGGAAGACTTGGCGGTAAATTTCAAAGACAGCACGTACTTTTCGAGCGACCAAATGTTCCATGCAAGGAACCGATAGTTGGTAAATTATTTCCCCCCTTCCCCTACCTGAATTTTCACCTTTTTGGGTGAAAAATAAATAATCCTCATTTTCAAAGCATTCCTTTTTGAGGACATCTACGGCCTTCTGTTTTTTGGTATAAACTAGTGGCCACACCTCATCCAAATTAACCGGATACTTCTCTCCTGATTTCGCCAACTGCCGCACTTTCTCAAAGTAGGCTTTAATGGTGGCGGGATTGCTTAAGTTAATTGCAGTGTTCATGGCTAGTACTCGATTGTCTGCGTTCCGGTGATGCGAGCTTTATAATGCACTTTGCCTTTCCGGGGGAAAAAACTGCCCTCCGTATCTGTAATGTGAACCTCTAGCCCCAACTCAGCTGCCCTGATAAGCAGGCTAGTGAGCCCAGTTAGTTGCATTCGGATTGCCTGAGCGAGGTCATTTCGCTTTTCTTCTGTTGTCATGGGATTAGGCAGCTACACGTGATGCTTTGCGTTCGTTGTCAATTTTTCGATCTGCCTCAGCCCGTTCTAAGCGGGTTAATCCTTCGCAGAAAGCATCGTAGGTTGGCTGAGTCACGTTTTCAAAGCGAATGACCTTTTGTGCAGCTCGCTCCGAAATACCTCCCAGAGCAGCAGCAGCCTTAATACCGCCTTCGGTCTTAGCTAGTCGCTTACGAAGGGACTGTTCGATATGCTTGCTAATTATCATCGTTCATATATATATTGCGTACACTCAAACGTGCATTCATCCGTTTATCAATTTTGTATAACAAAGTTAATCAATTCTGTTTAACATTTGCAAATATGTTACACAAAATATTATACAATATTGTTTAATTTATATGAATGCGTACTCAATAGGCGTGGAAGCAAGAGAGGCTATTAGAAAAATTATAGAGGCTAGGGATATTTCGGTCAGGTCACTTTCGGCTATGATTGAAATAGCAGAGCAAAGCGTATCTAGTATGCTTAGTGGAGGCCGAACACTAACAGATAAAACTTTGGCTAAAATGTCCAAAGCCCTAGATGTGCCATTCGAGATTGTTAAATATGGAGAAGGCCTTGAGCCGTATCTAAAAGGTAAGCCAAGCCAAGAAGAAGCTAGGGCAATAGGATTAATAGATGAGACGGAAGTAGTGACCAGTAAGTCTGGCATGGAATTTCGCGACCTTGATAATGGCATGGTTCTAATGACCATGACACTAGTACCAGAATATGCATATGCCAGTTATCCACACGGCTGGCGAGACCCGGAATACTTGATAGAGTTACCTAAATATTCGATTGTTTTACCTGCCCCAGAGCCAGGCTTTTTTCGAGCCTTTGAGGTGCGTGGCGACTCTATGGATGATGGTACCAAATATGCCATTGGGCATGGGGATGTGGCTGTTGGCAAGAAAATAGATCCTGATATGTGGAATTATAAGCTTTATCAGAATGGAGGAACAGACTACATAGTCGTCACTCATGACGGTGTAATCTGCAAGCGTATAATAGATCAGGATATAAAAGAGGGTGTAATTATTTGTGCTTCGAAAAACCCTAACAAAAATGAATATCCAAATTTCACTATTCGTCTATCAGAGGTATATGAACTTTATAAAATCAGAAAGATAGATCGCGATTGGAACCATAGATAGAGTAATTATCAAACTAAGCCAGCAACCTTAACCCCACCTCACCATCCAATGCCTAGATTAAACTTCCTGTTTTGGAATCTTCAAAAAAAAGACCTGACAACTCAACTGGTCAATATTTGCAGAAGCAGGGAAGTTGATGTACTAGTTCTGGCAGAAAATGTTATTAATGAGGCATCTCTATTACTTGCATTGAATGTAGCTGGAGCTGACTATTATCCCAATAACCCTGTTTCTCAATGCAAAAAAGTTACAATAATTACAAAATTTCATTTTGATTTTATCTCGCCAGTTTTTGACAGTAATAGAATTACTATTCGGCGAGTCAGCTTACCACTTTGGGAGGATTTTTTATTAGTGGGAGTTCATCTAATCGACAAAGGGAGCCATTCTGACGATAGTCAGAGTGACGAAGCAACCAACATTGTTAATGAAATAAATAAGGCCGAGATTGATAATAATATTATTAGCAGCCTCGTCGTAGGCGATTTTAACATGAATCCATTTGAGTCAGGTATGATTAAAGCTCCGGGTTTTCATGCAACGATGAGTAGTGCAGTAGCCAATGCATTGACAAGGGTAGTACAGGAGCGAACATACAAATTCTTTTACAATCCAATGTGGAGCTTGTATGGCGATTTACACAAAGAAATTGCAGGTAGCTACTATTATAGAAGTGCCCAGCATGTCAACTATGACTGGAATCTCTTTGATCAAGTATTAATTCGACCTAGCTTACTTAATCACTTCGTCAAAAGAAGCTTGGAGATCGTAATAACTGATGGTATTAGTTCGCTTTTAGATGTACATGGTAGACCGAACAAAACTACCTATTCCGATCATTTACCGATTTTTTTCTCTTTAAATAACTAAACAATGGAAAGTCAAAATCTTTGGCCTGAATTTGAATTTATTCCGGCAAGGCAGCCAAAAACAATTTTGAGAGAGCAAGCTAATTTTCTAATTCAAAAAACTAAAAATATATTATCAGCTGATATAGAGTCCTCTCAAAGCCGGGATTTAATTTATCACAGATTTATAATATATGCTCCTGCTTTGAATAACTATCGTTATGAACTGCTTGTAGTTAGGCACACCATAATTACATATCCTTTAGATGTATTTTTCGAAGGAGAAGCATTTTCGACTGCAAATGATGAAGGTGAACTTTTGAATGCCTTAAGTAATATTTTTAATCATCCATCAACAAAAAAAGTCTTGGATTCTCTCTTATCGCAAAGTATAGCAGAATAACCAGTTTTATTTATAAGCAATCTTCTTTCCACATCACAATGAAACAGCTCCTCACCCTCCTACTCTTTGCCTCCTCCCTCTCCTGCTTCGCGCAACTTGACACAATCTACACCAGCACCGAAAAAATCGCGTGTACAATCAAGGAGGTAACGCCTGACGCGATTCAATTCACTTACCCAGGCGAAGCTCTATCAAATTCAATCTATAAAAACACAGTTAATAAAATTGTATTTCGCTCTGGGCGAACTCAATTATTCTCCGAATCAACTTCATTAAATAAAATTAACCACCGCAGACGATTTTTAACTATTAACCAAACTCAATGAAACAACTCTTTACTTTTCTTTTAGTAGCCATACCGATTTGCCTGCATGGTCAGGATAACTTAGTTATTACTTCGCCTAATACCTCCATCCCTGGTGCTTATAATACAGTGATTGGTATAAATGCTGGAAATATTGGCATCACAGGCCAAAACAACGTGGCCACTGGCTACTATGCCGGCAATGGATTGACATCAGGCAGTGATAATACCTTTTTGGGTAATTCAGCGGGAATCCGAACGACAGTTGGTAAAGACAATACGTATTTAGGGTCTGGCGCTGGCTATATTAACACCAGTGGAAGCCGAAATCTGTTTGGGGGTGCTTATGCCGGATTTAATTCAACGACAGGAAACGAGAATACATTTTTAGGCAGTGCTTCCGGTACTAATAACAAGACTGGTAGTCGGAATACGTTTGTTGGCATGAATTCAGGCTATGCTACGATGTCGGGGGTTCAAAATGTTAGTTTGGGCTTTCAGTCTAGTTATAATAATATAAACGGGAATGGCAATACGCACATTGGCACCCTTGCTGGGGGATATAATCAATCAGGTTCTTTCAATGTAATGGTTGGCGATTCAGCTGGTCTCAATAATACGCAGTCAGGGAATGTATTTGTTGGCTCAAAGTCAGGGTATACGAATACATCTGGCGCTAATAATGTGTTTGTTGGTCTACTTGCTGGTAATGCAAATACAATTGCATTCGGTAACACTTTTGTAGGTGCTTATGCTGGACGAGCAAACGCAATAGGTAATAGCAATAGCTTTTTTGGGGCAAGTGCGGGCGAACAAAACACAGGTGGCGGTAATTCTTTTTTCGGTAATCACGCTGGTTCTAGTAATACTACTGGCAATCAAAATACATTTATTGGAGCTTCGTCAGGATTTCTTAACAATGAAGGGAAAGCTAATATATTCATTGGCTCCAGTGCAGGATTTTACAACACAACCGGCTCGAACAACATCATCATAGGTCCCAACGCTGGTAACACCATCACCGATGGAACCGACAACGTTCTAATCGGCTACAATTCTCAGGCAGAAGACGGTCTCCACAATGCCACGGCCATCGGATCCGGCTCCCATGTGGCCATCAGCAACGCCCTGATCCTGGGCAATCAGGCCAACGTGGGGATTGGCACCTCCGCGCCCACCACAAGCCTCCATGTCAAAAGTTCCCAGGCTAATGAGTCTGGTGTTCGCCTGGAGCAATTAACGACCTCCTCGCCTACGTCCCGCTCGACGGATCAATTCCTGACCGTCGATGAGAATGGCAATGTGGTCAAAGCCCGGTACCAGCTACGTATTAATAATCCTTCTGAATGGAGCGATAAGGTGTTTACACCGGGCTATCAGCTTCGAACACTTACCGATGTGTCATCTTACATTGCTCAGCATGGCCATTTGCCGGGTGTGCCCTCGGCTCAGCAGGTGACTAAAGAGGGCATTGACCTGATCAAGATGAATGCGACACTTCTTGAGAAAGTGGAGGAGTTGACGCTGTATTTACTTGAGCAACAGAAGGTAAATAAGGAGATGAAAGCCCAGATTGAAGAGTTGAAGCGGTTGATGAAAAGATGATTTTTAATTAAATGAAAGCATTCTCTTATCCACAATAAATTTTTTCATAAATGAACGATAGCGGCTTACTAAAAGAACTACTTGATAGCTACAATAAACAAGCGAGTCTTCTCTGGACAGTCGGAGCCTTTGTTATTGTGAATATTATAGTCGGCATAATTAATTTAATAGCTCAATATAATATTAAAAAGCTTGACATTACAGTCCATAAAACAAATCTTCAGGAGACAAAAAGACTTGATTTAATGAATGACTTATACAAAAGAATGGATTCACTAAGAAATATATTTAATGATAACCCAACATTACAAGCCGAACTACAATCAACATTTCAATTCTTAAGCGAAAATGGGTTTTATCTTAAAAATGGAGAAATGAAGGTTGCCAGAGAGTGTTGTGATTATTTTTCTACTCTTTTAATTAGTCAGGCTAACAAAGATATAGCTAAAGAAAAACTATTTCTAGAAAATTTCAAAAAGGAATTCATTAAATGATAATAAAATTTCCTAAAAATTTTTATAATCAAAGTGCAGTGCTAAGTGTACTGGAACAAACAAAATTTCTTTTTGGAAACGAATGGAAGTTTAAGCCTGGAATGAGATTTGATTGTAGAGAGGTGCATAAAATATCAATATACGGCGTATTGATTTTATATAAAATAATTGATTATGGATATAGAAATCAATGTTTTTTTAAAGCCAGCTTTTTAGGTAATATGCGTTTTTTCGAAAGTGTGTGGAAACTATATGGGTTCTCTCAGTTAATGAGTTCTTATTTTGAAGATAATCACACTGATCGTTCATATAGTTTTATGGAGTTTAAAACTGAACATAACATTATTATTGCACCTCAGCCTTTATTAAGAATGGAACATGAGCATGTTAATAATATATTGCAGAGAGTTTTTGCTCCAAAACTAAATGCTTTCTATAATGATAATCCAAAAGGAGTTGATATGGCCTTTGGGTGTATAAGTGAGATTATTGGAAACTTTTGGGAGCACTCTAATGATCAAAGTTCTATGTTGGTCGCAGAAGGATTAAAAGACCAAATTGAGATTTCATGCGTTGATAATGGCTTTGGCATTATTTCAACAATGAGAAAATCTAATCAATTTAAAGCAAGTGTTACTGATGAGGCTATTCTACTTAAAGCTCTAAATAAGGGAATCACCTCAAAACCAAAAAGTAACCATATGGGATATGGGTTATGGATAATTGACGAAATTGTGACACGAGTTGGTGGAAAATTCTTCATTTTTACTGAAGGAGTATATTATAGTAATGAATACAAGAAAAAATCGGTAAAAAAATGTGGATTTTGGCGGGGAACAATATTATACCTACTTTTACCCATGGTTAATCCAATTACACCATCTCAAATCATTGAAAAAGAACTTGTTACTGACAATAGTACGCTACCAATAAATTTCGTTTAGCATGAAAACAATTTATTTAAAACACTATGGCTTCGTTATTAGTGATAGCGAACTTGGGCAGAAAATATTTGATGATATTATAAGTGCTTTAGATGAATTTAATTTTCTAACCATTGATTTCGATGAAATCATTTCTATGGCTACTTTTTGTTCAAAACAAATTTTCGGAAAATTATATTTAAAATTAAGCTCAAAGGTTTTTTTTGAAAGAGTAAGAATTGCAAACGCTACCAATGAAATGAGAATTGTTGTCCGTCTTGGAATAGAAAAAGCTCTGGAAGATCAGTAAATAATAAGAGTGAAATTTTTCTACTATAGGTTACCCGCCAAACAACCTAATCGTCCCCTAGTAACGTTTTCCTCATCATCGCCTGCTCATGTCAAGAACGCCAACGCTATCAGTTTAAGGCAGCTTATTCGTTGGATTGAGTACCCAACCACTTGACCATTTCCTCACCATCGGAAGAGGAATGCCCCTTTTGCTGGTTATACTCCCTAATAACTAAATACACGGGTTTCGGTCAGGTCATGCCTACTGGGTGTGACCTGACTTTGTTTGAGCCGTTGCCTCACTCGTAAAAGGCATTGTGCTGATTAGGCGTTAATCCTAATTCATATTACATAGAATGGATTTAATTCATGCCGCTTCGGATTTGGAGCGGTTTTGATTTTATACCCCTTCGGCTTCCGGGTTGCCAATGGTTCACTGACCAAAAACCGCATCCACCGCCGAATCCAAACTCCCATCTTCCAATTCCCCCCGGTAAATTTCGCTCGTCTTGACACTGGAATGGCCAAACAACGCCTGAAAGTCAAAGATCGTCACCCCCTTCCCGGCTTTCATGGCCCGAACCGCTGCATCGCCCACGCTATGGCGCGCGGAGTGGTTCGACAGCTTGCCGCCAATCACTTCCACCCCCCGCTCCACCACCACTTCCCGAATGGCCCGGTTTAGCTGACCCGTTCTGGCCGCAATGCGCTTTTGCAACGCAATGGCGAAGGCCCTGGGCATCGCCCTGACCTGGTCATAGGTTCGGTACCGGGCGTAGTCGGCGGCTTGGTCCAAAAATGGCAAGAGATAGGTGCCGCCTGACAGGCCCAGTTTCCAGACTAGTTTCAGATGCGCGATGGCATCCGGCGATAGCTTCAGACTAATCTTGCGGCCATTCTTCTGCATCTGGTAGCGAAGCCGGATCGGGTAACCGGCATCGTCTAATTCATACCATTCGTACCGTGAACGGAGTAAGTCTCCCACCCGCATGCCCGCCTGGAAGTAGCTGGCCAACCAGCACCAGCGGGCCCAATCTTCCCAGACGAACATCAGCTTGCCATTGCCCACCGAAGGCCTATAAAACGTATAACGACCTTCTTTCAGGGCGTCGAGACCTTTTTCGCGGAGCCTGCCTTTATTGGCACTCTTGGCGTTTAGCTTCTCGATTTCCAGAAAAGGCGACGTGGTCAGCATCTCCCGTTTACTAACCCCTCTGGCTTGCTGTACCTCCTCGTAAATGACCCGGAGCGAGGAAATGTATTGATTGATAGTCGAGTTCTTAAGACCCTTCTCCAGAAGTTTTTGACGGTAGGTTTGTAGCAGTACCGGCGTGATCTGCTCAATGGTTACCGATTCGCCCACGATGGAAAGAAATCCCGACAATACGTGGGTCGTGTCCGATACAGTAACCTGCGAAATGTCATGCCGTTGCACAGCTTTGGTGGCAAGCTCTTTATAAGTGGTGGAGGATCCTGAGGCTTCGTACCGTAGCTTGCAGTCTTTGGGACTCAGGTAGGGCTCTTTTTCCAGATACCCCTCGACTGTTTCCCGAATCTTGTCCAGTGCTTTTTTAATTGTACTATTCTCCGTTTTGGCCGTTAGGTGCGTGGAGCGAATCCACTGCAAATCCTTCTTTTCGGGGTTCCAGTATTTTTTGTAAATCTCGGTCGATAACTGAATCCGGGCAGGCTTGTGATCCTTTCTGTGGAGACGGATCATGATGTGGTACAGGCCCGATTTGCCGGGCTTGTCAGCGAGTTCAACATTATAGGTCAT